CGAACGTTCAACTAGAATTATATCTGTGTCCTCACAACTAAAACTTGGAAAAGTGTTTAATTCAAAAAGTGGGGCGTATGCATCTGAAAATAATTACCTTGATTATGGTAATAAAACATACACAAAATTAGATTTTACTTTTGATGACTTTCCTTTGTCAAATACATTAAATAAAAAAAGCCCTCTATCTAAAACAGCAGAGATTGATTATTCTCAAACATTTCAAGCTCATTGTGAATATATTTCAACAAATGAGTTTGCATTTGAAGGTCAAACTAAAAATCATAACAATCTAAGAAAAGAAAATGGGCATAACATAAATGCATTTTCTGAAAATCTTGAATTTACAATGCACGATGTACAACTTTTTGGCGATAGCTTACTGAATGCTGGTAAAGTTGTAGAACTTAAATTTCCAAAAGTAATGGACCCGCAGGTAAGAGAAGAAAAATTATATGACGCAGATCCAAATGATTTATTCGATCAAAATTTAAGTGGTAAATACTTAATTGTATCTGCTGAACATACATTAGAAAATGGAGAATATTTTACAAACATTAGAGTTAAAAAAGACTCATTAGCATTTGATTTATGATTGAAAATTTTATAGGACAAACGTTTGCATGGTTTACTGGAGTTATTGAAGACATCAATGATCCCAAAGAGATGGGCCGTGTTCGTGTAAGATGTTATGGTTATCATAACGAAGATAAAGTAGAAATACCAACAGAGGAACTACCTTGGGCTACGCCAATGCTTCCTATCACATCTGCCTCTATGACAGAAGTAGGTCAATCAGCCACAGGATTACTTCAAGGTTCATGGGTAGTTGGATTCTTTCGAGACGGACCAAGCGCGCAAGACCCTATCATTTTAGGAAGTATTCCAGCAATTTCTTCAAAAGTAAATTACGCAAATGGATTTACAGACCCCGACGGAAGATATCCTGCAACAAACAAATTGGATATTTCAGAAACACCTCTTGCAGCTAAGTCTTTGGAAGACGCATATAAAAATTCTTTCTCCTATACAAAGAAAGTTGAATACAGAGAAGAATACGATAATGTAGCTACACCATTAACATCTCTTGTACCCGCATGGACTTTTCCGCCAATCGACGACGTCGTAGCTCCGAAATATCCAAAGAATCATGTTATCTCTTATGAAAAAGCAGATGATACAGTAGAGAATGCTCACATTGTTGAGTTTGATGTAACACCTGGAAAAGAAAGAATTTCTCAGATGCATAGAACTGGTACATATACTGAGATAACGCCAGATGGTTCAGAGACACAAGTTATAACAGGAAAAAGATATCAGGTAATTGCTCAGGGTGATAATGTATTTGTTAAGGGCGGTTGTAATCTAACTATCGAAGGCGGTTGTCGAACTAAGATATCTGGTGATTGGCACATCGAAGTTTCGGGCAGTGTAATATCTACTATTGGAGTTTCAAAAATAGAAACTATTGGTTTACAGCTCACTCAAACAGTCGGACCTGGTGGTGTTCTTGAAACTTATGGTGGAAATCAAGTAACAACAGCACCAAATATATTCCTAAATTGATATAAATAGTATAATGGCAGGAAGCACTTCAGATTATAACGAAACAAGAGCATCAAATGTTGCTTTTAAAAACGTATATACGGACATACCAATCGCGTTTAAAGAACACCCAATCAAAAAAGATATTCGACCCCTAAGAGATTTAGACGCTGTTAAACAATCTGTAAAAAATTTAATTCTTACAAACCAAGGAGAAAGACCTTTTCAAGCAAGTATTGGTGGAAACATTACACGTTACTTATTCGAACCTGCTACGCCTTTAGTTGCTTTCTCTATGCAAGAAGAGATAGTAAAAACAATCGCGAGACACGAACCAAGAGTAAGAAACACTAAGGTAAAGGTAACTGGAGACGAAGATGCCAATGTTTTTTATGTTACAGTAGGATTTAATGTAGAATTTTCAAACAATAGAGAAGAAGTTTCATTTGCACTTGAGAGATTACGATAATGGCAAAACAATTACAAACAACAGAACTTGATTTTGATAAAATCAAAACAAACATAAAAACTTTTTTTAAGAGGCAAGATTCGCCATTTAAAGATTTGGACTTTGACGGGTCTGGTTTGAATCAGATACTTGACATTCTTGCGTATAATACACACTACAATGCAATCAATGCGCATATGTCGGTGAATGAATCTTTTCTTGACACAGCACAAATTCGTTCTAATGTTGTGTCCCACGCTAAATTAATCGGATATACACCTCAAAGCAAATTATCAGCAACAGCAAATCTTAACCTTACATTTGATTCTAGCAGTGATTTAGGTGCGTTAAAGGTGCCCGAAGGTACAACGTTTACGGGTAAAGTAGATAATGTAACATACACATTCAGAACAACCGCAGATACTTCACAGGTTTCAAGAGATTCTAATAACAAATATATTTTCAATAATGTTAATATTAGAGAGGGTGAACCTAAAACAAAAAGATTTGTATATAATGATTTAATAAATCAGCAATTTGTTATTGACGATAAGTCAATAGATAAAACAACTCTTGTTGTTAAAGTCAAAGAAAGTGAAGCCGTTGATGATAGTACAGCAACTGTTCATAAATTATTTTCGATTGGTGATTCAGTAGATTCGACCTCAGAAGTATATTACATATTCGAAAATTTTGAAGGCAACTATCAAATAGAATTTGGAAACGGTACACTCGGTAAAAAGCCAGCGCCTGGCGCCATCATTATATGTGAATATGTTTCTACAAAAGGAGAAGCCGCTAATGGAATTAATGTTTTCTCTTTTGGCACTTATGGTGCAGGAGGATTCGCTATTGCTGATGTTGAAAAAATAGAAACATCGTCTCGTGCTGCAGGTGGAGCTGATAGAAATAGCATTGAGAGTATTAAATTTAATGCACCGCTTGGATTTATTTCAAAGAATAGAGCAGTGACGGCTAACGACTATAAAGCACTAATTAACGAAAGATTTGGTAATATAGTTCAAGACTTGCAAGTATTCGGCGGTCAAGAAAAAGACCCACCAGAGTTTGGAAAAGTATTTATTTCAATTAAACCAAAAGGAGATGAAGACGTTTTAACATCTTTGCAAAAAGAACAAATTACAAACTATCTAAAAACTAAAAAAGTCCTAGCTATTGATACAAAAATTATTGATTCTGATTTAACGTTTATATTCTTTAATTTATTTGTTAAGTATGACGATAATAAAACAAATTTAAGTCCTGGTCAGATTGTTTCAAAAGTACAAACAAGCGTAGATAATTTTAATAACTCATTTGAAGAGTTTAATAATAACTTTAGATATTCGACTTTCTTAAAAGATGTTGACTCCAGTGATACATCGATTTTAAATTCATTAGCTCAAGTATTCTGTTATAAGAAATTTCTTATCAGTAGATTGAATACGCAAATCGAAAATGTTAAATTTAGATTTTCATTACTTGGCGAAGTAGATCAAGAAAAATCAATGATTTCAACTACGCGATGGACCTTCACCGGCAATGAGTATGAACTAGAAGATGAAGCAATATTAAATGACACGTCAAAAAGAAAATTAAGATTAGTTAAAATCGGATTAAATAATGAAAGAATTAAAACAGACTTTGCTGCAGGATTTTTATTTCCGTCATTAGGTTTATTACAAATTAATCCTTTACCTACCAATGTTGATTCAACTATTGAAATCACAACAACACCTAGTTCTTATAATATCTCTAGTTCTGAAAATAATATTCTTACAATTGATTCAGACAAGACTACAATTACAGCAACTGACTCTCAAATTGCAACGCCTGATAATATTATATAATGAGTTTTAAAACTAGCAGTCACGAAAAAGCTCGTGTAAACACGTTACTTCCAGAGTTTTTAAAAAGTAGCGCTGTCACACTAGTTAGTTTCTTAAAAGAGTATTACGAAAATGAAAATGATAGTGAAGCGTTTAAAGCTATTGAAGGTAATTCTGAATATATTGATGTTGCATCGTCACTTATCGACGGTATTACAGAAAACAGAGATTTAGACAAAGTATCGCAAACGCAATTCATAGAAGAATTGGCTGCTACTGTAACTAAAAATGTTCCTGCATCTAATGTTGTTACGAGAAAATTTTTAATCAAAAGACTAGTTGATTATTATGATGCTAGAGGTAATACTGTTATGGTTGACGCTTTCTTTCGTCTTTTCTTTAACAAAGACGTAACAGTATTCGAACCATTTACTCGTGTGTTAGTGCCTTCGTCTGGTGATTATATCGAAAATTTGTTTATAAGAATTTTTAACGATACAGAAAATGATCCTACTACCATACCAAGCGGAACTAGACTTTTACAAAAAACTTCTGGCGGTCAAATTATTGCAGAAGGTCTTTTATCATTTGTAAAGACTGAACAATTTGATGAAACAATTTTTTCTTTAAATTTTCAAAAAGACTCAATAGTTAATAGATTTTTGGATAACGTAGTTATTGAAGATACAAATGGTCTTCAATATGGAAAACCTTACAGAACTTTAAAGTCTATTAACATAGTAGATGGTGGTGCCAATTATGCTATTGGAGATAAAATATTTCTTGGAGATCAAACTGCATCAACGTATATTGCTGTAGTAAATTCTATTGATACTTCAAATGGTAAAGTAACAAGATTAAAAATTGAAGAATACGGTTCTGGTAACACGAGAAACCCCATAATAGCAAATAAATTAGTTGACTTTGTTTTTGAATTAAATTCACCTGAAAATATTACTAATGCGCCTTCTACAAATGGAGACGGCACAGGTTTGATAGTCTCATACAATTTTGGAACCTTAATAAATGTCGACGGTGAATACGCAGATACTAAAGGTAGATTATCTGATGATGTTGTTGTTCAAGACTCTGATTTCTTTCAGAAATTTTCTTATGAGTTATCAACAGATACTGAATTTTCATCTTATAAAAATTTCTATATTGAATTATTACACCCTGCGGGTGAAAAAATATTTCATAACACAAAAAAGACTTTGCCTACACAGGGTTTACAACTTTCATCAGAGCCGTTACAGGTACAAAATTTTCTGCCGGTACTAATAACTCCGGCTGAAGAAATTATAAATATACCACAGGCTATTTTTGTAATAAAGCAGAATTATTTTAACATAGGTTCTAACACAGATTTTAATTCTTCGCCTCCACTTACTGATGCGCCTTATATAAACGAAGACTACTTAATAACATCAACTGCAATAGACGGAGAAAGATCATTAGAGTTCAATTCACCACCAGTATAATAATATGGGAGTAACAACAACAAATCAATCAGCGAGCCAAGTGACTTTGGGCAACGTTAATCGGCCACTTTCAAAAAAAGAAATACGCACAAAATTTTTGAGTGACTTTAAATCTCGTATTGAAGACGCAACAGATAGATTGTTTCTCTTTTATGGTCGACCTTACGCATACGATGATGATTCACCGGCTGGTGATGCTCCACCAGCTCCTCAAGATTCGGTTAGTGACGATATTGAAACTAGAAAAGCAATAATGGCTCTTAGATTGATTAGGTCAGACGACGCAACCAATGCATTTGTTTTAAACGCAAATGGTATCGACGCAAATTGGCAGAGTGGAAGAGTTTATGACGAATACAGTAATCTTATAGATTTAAGTTCAAAACAATATTATGTTTTTACTGATGAAAGTAAACTTTATATTTGTTTAAATAATAACGGAGACAGAAATTCTACAATAAAGCCAAGTAGTAATGACGGCGCGCCATTTGATACGTCAGATGGGTACCGATGGAAACTATTAATTGATTATAGAGATTCACGTTTGAGAAAGTTTAATGCTCCAACACATTTACCTGTTCCACCTCAAACTTCAACAGAAATATTAGTTTCAAAAGATGGTGGACAACTAGAACGTTTAGATTTAGCTATTGGCGCATTTGATTCACCGCCAAATTCTCCTCAAGGTTACGATTATACTGAAAGTTTAGATTCACCTCAAAGTTTAAATTCACCAGAAAGTAGAGAAGAAATACCTCTGTTTATTAAGGGTGACGGTGATGATGTTCGAACAGCAAGAGGTACTGTAAGTGGCCGAGTAGGAGTAACATTAGCAACCGTAAGTATTGATAACGCTGGCAGTGGTTATTATAATGATGCTGTTAGAGGAAGTGTGCCAGTTGAACTTAGATTAACAAATCCTAGTGAAGCATTATCGAATTTTAGTCTAGCTTATGGCTTAGCAACAGTTTCAAGTACCGGCACAATAACCGGAGTAAGTGTAGTAAATGCCGGCAATGGCTACCCAGACGCAGCGTCACTAACAATTGTACAATCATCAGCAATCGCTTACGCTAATGTAGATACTTCTAATGGTAAAATTATTGAAGATTCAGTTATTAAACCTTTTACAATTGAGCAAACTGGTAAAAACTTTACGACCGCAACTGTTGTTTCTGTTGTTGACGCAGCAGTTAATACAGCTGATGAAAGTATTGATCCGATCTTATCGCCAATTGCTGGCCACGGTAACAATATAAAATCGGAATTAAATGCTACATCACTTTTTATTAACGTAAGAATTACGAGTGGAATTAATGAATTTTCAAATAGTAATGATTTTAGGCAAATTGGTATTATGGCAAATCCTAAAAACACTAATACGCCATCAACCGCAATAATAGATAATTTTGTAGATGCATCTTCGTCAATTACTGTTACAGCAGTGGGTAGTTCTAATTTTGATAATATTAGTGCTGACGCAATTATTGAAGGTCGATCAAGCTTACACAAAGGTAGATTAATAGATGTATTAACCGTTACAGGTTCACCAACAAAAAGAAAAATTAGATTTTTAAACGACCCAAGTGAACCTATAACATCTAATTTTACTCCAGGCGAAACTGTTGATATAACGGGTGGTGGAGCCGATGGTTTTCTTGTAGGAGGCGCCAGTGAAGTTACATCATCTGCGGTTGATATTATGAAGTCTGGCGAGATTTTGTTTATAAATAATAATAACCCCATAACACGAACTGCTGACCAAAGCGAAACAATTAACTTTATATTTAATTTCTAATGCCAATTACATCATTTAATCAAGCTCCTTATTTTGATGATTTCAACATTAAGGATACTAACGATAATAATAAGACAGTTAAGGACAAGAATTATTTAAGGATTCTTTTTCAGCCCGGTTTTGCGGTTCAAACAAGAGAATTAAATCAATTACAATCTGTTATTCAGAATCAAATTGAGCAACTTGGAAACGTTAATTTAAAAGAAGGCCAAGCAATAATAGGCGATGACCTACCACAATTTTCTGATGACGTAGATTACATGGAGTTCATACCAGATACAACTGCGCTATCTACTAATTTTGCAGGTTCTTTTGATAGCTTTGTAGATAATTTAAAATTACAAAAAACTATTACTGACGATAGTGGTAAAATAGCAAAAATATTAGATGTAACCCAATTTACAAATGCTACAGGAGATAATGCAAATGTTAAACAGGTAAGAGTATTCCTGTCTTATGAGAAGAGTGAAAAGTTTTCAACCGCACAGACAGAAACTGACGTAGATGGTGTTGAACAAAGTGTTGGATTGACTGGTACCGAAGGTAAGGAGCTTTTTTATCGTAACAGTCAATTTATAGATTCGTTAAACGTTACGAATACCTACATTCCTACAATTGGTGTAATTACTAAAGTTGGACTTGGATTTACATACACTATTCGTGAAAACGTTTATTTTATTAATGGTTCATTTGTGCACGTACCAGACCAAACTATATTTTTTAGAAAACCAGCAACACCTTCAGTAAAAGGCGAATTACGTTTTACTGTAACGGAAAATCAAGTTAATACATCTACCGATAGTACTTTATTAGATAACGCTAATGGATCACTTAATTTTGCAGCACCGGGTGCTGATAGATATCAAATTGTTCTAACACCTATTTTTATTGATCAAACAAATGGCGGTGCTATTAAGACTGAAAACACAGGTGCAACAAATGTATTTTTAGAGTCAGAGAATGTTGGAAATAGTAAACGTTTGGTCACGGTTGAACAAGGTGTAGTTACATCCGACGTTGGTTCTGCAGATACCCTTATCGATAAACAACTATCGTCAAGAACAAAAGAAACAGACGGTGATTATGTTATTCAACCATTTAGAATTTCTTATAGACAATTTTTTAAAGACACATCGGGCGATTTCGATAACGGATATTACACATCTACACAAATACTTAATGATAATCCATTTGGTGTAACTACTGACTCGGCTGCAAAAGATAGTTTTATTGTTGAAGTAGACACATCAATTGCGTATGTGAATGGCAATAGATATAAGTACCCTGACAAAGTATTATTAAAAGGAGATAAAGCAAGAACTACTCAAAAGATTACTAATGAAAGTTTTTCTTTTCGATATGGTCATTATGTAGACTTTAGTCAATTAAATAATTCGCCGGTTGATAATACTTTGGACTCTCCTGCTGAGAGCAGAACAGACAATATTAAGTCTATGAGAGGTTCTGTGGCTGGTATAACGCAAATTCATACGTTCGAAGGTGAAGATTTAGGTAGAACACTTGCTAATTCAGATGAAGGCCAATTAGTCTTTCGATTACCATATAAAGGTGTTAAATCATTAACAGGATTTTCATACGTAAAAACAAGAAAGTACACCGAAGTACCTTATGATGCTTCTAATGATATTATTATTACAAGTAATGGTAATTTTCCTTCAACCTCAGTAGAAAGTGGCGATGAAGATGAATATGGAATTATTGATGCTAATGGTAAAGTTCTAAGAACAGACTCTTCTCCCACAGATTATACTTTAGATTCACTCAATTCAAATACTTCGAGTGTAAAGTTTGATATTGCTGATCCAACTAGCTTTACCGCGCCCTTTACAGTATTTGCACCAGAGCTTGTATCAAATGGTGTATCTAGGGAAAAAACAATTCAAAGTGGAACTGTAGGATTTACTGCAATTGCAGGTTCTACACCAACAAATACAGTTGAAACATCAGTTGAATTATTACACTCTGATCCGTTCATAAAAGAAAACTTTTCAAATATATCCGTAATATCAGCTGGTACAACTGAAGTCATTACAACAGCCAAAATTAAAATAATTGATGATGGTCAAAGAAATGATAGATATGTTAGGCCTAAAATTGGTGTAACAGGAGTTACTGCTGGTGCGTCATTTACTTTAAGTTATCAATATTTTTCACATGGTAGTTCTTCTGCCGGTGGTGACTATTTTACTGTTGATTCTTATACTAATGCAGGTGTTAATTATTGTGATATTCCAAAATTTAAAGGTGAATCTATTGCCGATTTCATAGACTTTAGAATAAAACAAATACCAGATGCATTAGACGATTCTAGTGTATCTCAACTTATACCAAGGCCAAATACAGAAGGAACAATTAATGATCTTGATGTTTACCTTCCACGACAGGACAGAATAGTAATTACTGACGCTGGTTCTTTAGATATTGTTCAAGGCGAGCCATCGCTTGACCCTAAATTGCCTGTTGTGCCTAATAACTCAATGACTCTATACGAGATATTTGTTCCTTATTTTACGTGTAAATTGCGTGATATAAAAAATAAATATATTGATAACTCACGATACACCCAAAGACAAATTGGTGATATAGATAGAAGATTACAAAGCTTAGAATATGATAAAGCTTTAAATAATGTAGAAACATTTGCGACCGAAGCATCATTCTTAAACGAGGCAGGCACAAGTCTTTTATTCAAGAGTGCGTTTATTGCTGATAATTTTTCAGGCCATGCAATTGGAGATACTGAGCAAATAGATTATCTTGTTGCCATTGATAGAGCAAACAAAGAAGCTAGACCATATTATAAACAGAAAAACATAAAATTCATATATGACTTTCCTGCAGCTGCAACACCAGAAGATAAGCTTGACGATGTTTCTGAAAATCAAGTTGACTCAAGCGCACCGGACGAAACATATACGTTTAATCAATCGGATACTGTTGTAGATACTTCAACTGTAACGCGTCCAAACATGGTTTGCTTACGCCGTCCAAACATTGGCAGCGCTACTTTGCCAGATGATGAACTTAGTTTTAATTTGCCATTAACGTTTTCAAATCCTCACATTGATGTTTATCAAACTACTCCAAGTCACAATGGATATAGACTTATACGTTATAAAAAGTTATCAGTAGGTGGAGGCGCGTATCCTACTCTTGTTCGTTCCGTAAGTCGTATTTTAGGATTGAATTTACCCTCTGGCGTTAACGATTCTGATGAATTAGAAAATAAATTTACACCATTAAGAGATGTTATAATTCTGCAGTATAACGCTAGAACAATTAGAGGCAATCGCAGGATTACAGGTTATCCACAAAATGGCTCGCAAAATTGGTATGGCATAATGGAAACAGATGGTAATGCTGCTTTTGTTACAGGCGGAAGTATTACTAATTTAAAACCAGGCAAAGCGAATGATCCTGACTTCAATATTGAATTTGATGTGACAAGAGTTTTTGCAGAAACTGGTGCAGATAGTGCAGCGATTACAACTAATGTTGGATTAAGTCAAATTGAAGTTATTAATGATAAAACACCTGCTGCAAAAGAAAAAGCAAGTAAAGTAGTCGATGGTGCATCAACTGCAGAAATTCTTTCATTGTGGGAAGGCGAGACTGAAACTTTATTTGACCAACGCGCTATATCGCAGACAATTGGTGTACAGCCTTTTGAAATAGCAAAGTACTCGGGCGATGTTACGTTATCTCCATCAAGTGATGAATGGATAGACACTGAAACTCGGCCCGAAGTTGTTATTAACAACAATGGAGCAATGGATGCACTTCAATTTCTTCAAGATAACGGATTAGTTGACTTCGATGGTGTCCTTGGAACAGAATGGGACAGTTGGGAAAGAACTGTACAAGGCGTTGAAAACATAGGCACAAGAACAAGAAATACGGGCTGGATGAGGAATACCGGCCGTGCTGGGCGTGGCCGACCAGGGCGAATTCGCACTATAAGTAGAATACAACGCGTTACTGTTGAAGAGAATAGAACTGGTACAGAAAGTACACTCGGCTCTGATATAATTGAACAAGACGCAGGAGAAAGAGTTGTTGACATTAGTATTATACCATTCATTCGTTCAAGAGATATTACATTTAGTGGCACAAGATTAAAACCTAATACAAAAGTATTTCCTTTCTTTGATAATGTTGATGTGTCTTCACATGTAACACCAGATGGTGGTGTTCTAGGAGGTCAACTAACAACTGACGCAAACGGTGCTGTATCAGGTACATTTACAATACCTAATACTACAACTACAAGATTTAGAGCAGGTGAAAGAATATTCAGATTAACAAGTTCATCAACAAATAGTTCTA